GGACAATAGTGTTCGTAGGTGGTGCTGCACTGGTAGGTAGATGGGCGTGGAGGAAGGTATGACAAGATTTATGACGTGCCAAGACTATGGACATGAGAGTGGATGCAACGTGGACTCCCCAACGTACGGGGTATCGTTCATCCAGTGTGAAGAGAAGGTCATCAAGCAGTTCGTCTACAACTATGGTGACGTGTTGACCTTCGAGCTACAGGGTGACACCGTTGATGCAGTGTACGTCACCAACAGTACAGGGCAGGACATCAACGAGTACATCTATGAGGAACCAGTCAGTGAAGGACATGTCAAGACACTGACCGAAGGAGATCCCATCGGTTCGATAGCGTACTGCTGGGACCCGCACGCTGGACCGCCAGATCCAGTACCGACCATGCCCGGTGGTGGTATGCTCATGCTGGTCATGGCCCTGATAACGGGAGGATGGTATGTCGCTAGGCGTTTGTAATCCTGAGTGCCGTGACTGTCCACTAGGGGAGGCCCAGCTACACAACGTCTGCCTTCCCGCACGTACGCTTCACATGAGCGAGGTAACGAAGGATGATCGAATTCATATTCTCATGGTGGGAGAGGCACCGCTTCAGAGTGACATGGATGTGGGACTCCCACTTCAAGGGGGTGCTGGTGGCCTACTGGGTAAAGCACTCGAAATACTGGCAACTGACGAAGGGCTGGACCTTGAACATGTGGCCGTTACCTCCACGGTGCGTTGCGCTGCACCGGAAGGGAAGAAGCCAAGCATAGTTTCGAAGCGCGAATGTTTGAAGTACCTTGAGGCGGAGGTGGATAACCTGGATCCAGATGTGATAGTTGCACTGGGTTCGCAGTCTATTGCTGCCCTCACCGATGGGAAGATTACTAGTGTCGGACCCAACCGCCTCAAGGTTTTTGAGTTTCATGGCCGGCCACTGGTCGTGACGTTTCACCCCGCAGCGATGCTGTACGACAGGCGTAAGACGCAGGACTTCCTCGACGACCTCCATGCGTACCTCATTCGGAGGACATGGGAAGAGACGATTGAGGATGAGATCCCCGTCCGGCTTGTCAACAGCATGGAGGGATTCGCCAAGCTGAGAGCGCACTTAGCTGGGCAGATGGAAGTAGGGCTAGACATAGAAACGCAGGGATTCACCCCGCATGTCCTGACCATTGCAACTCGCGTTCACTCTGGTCCGGCCTATGTTCTACCTGTCTACCATCCTGAATCCAATCTCAAGGCAGAGGAGGTAAAGAGATGGGTAGTTGATACCTTCCTGCTTGATCCGGAACGAACAGTGGTCGGTCAGAATATCAAGTACGACATCAGCATGTTGATGAGATCAGTCGGACAGGGTGACACGATGGCCCTGTGTAAGACTAAGGACTCGATGCTCTTCCATCATATGCTGAATGAGCACAGCACCAGTCGCAACCTCGACTACCTGAGCCGGGCATACTCTAAGCTCGGGGGGTACAAGGAGGATGTGAATCATGGGGACCTAGCCGCTGAGCCACTGGCTTCACTGGCTAAGTACAATGGCCGGGATGCAGGCATCTGTCTCCCCATCATTGAGCAGATCACCAAGAAACTGAATGGGTATGGATACAGGTCCCGCCAGATGGAGGAGTTCTATTCTCGACTCACTCCCTTTGTGGCCTGTATGGAATCGGCGGGAGTGAAGGTTGACCTCCCTCAACTGGACGCCGTAGAGGATGGGCTGAAGGGAGAGATAGAGAACCAACGAGAGACAGTAGAGACGATGGCACCGGGGATCAACCTCGACTCACCGAAGCAACTGAGTGCCTTCATCTATGACGAATTGAAACTGGAGGTACCGGATGTCAAGGACGCAATTACTCCTGCGGGTCAGCGCTCTACAAGAGAGGATGTTATATCACATCTTCGCCACCCCTTCATTGACGCCCTTCTTGAGTACCGTGGAACTGCCAAGCTCCTTCGGACCTATGTCGGTGGCATCAGAGACAACCTACAACCGAACGGTTATGTGCACCCACAATTCTTCATTGCTAAGACTGACTTTGGAGGGACCGTTACCGGAAGACTTAGCTGCAAGCGTCCAGCAATGCAGACGATTCCGAGGGGCAGTAGCATCCGCAGTGTGTTCGTTCCGAGATCGCCCAACGGGTCTCTTCTGGAGTTCGACGCCAGTCAAGCGGAGCTTCGGGTCGCTGCTCACTTTAGTGGAGATACCCACCTGCTTGATACATTCAATTCCGGTACAGACATACATCAAGCGACAGCGGACCTGTGCGGAGTTGATCGACAGGTGGGAAAGACAGTTAACTTTGCCGCTATCTATGGAGTCTCCGAGTGGGGACTGGTAGAGAAGGCAGGCTTATCACCAGCTCTTGCCAAACGAGTTGCTAAGACCTTGAAGCGCGAGTGGGCCACACTGTATGGCTACTTCGACAAGATCAAGCAACAGGCTACCTTGACTGGTGAGATCAGTACGGAGTATGGGCGATGGCGAAGGGTGCCCGGTGCCACGCCGACCTCTCCTCGTGGGAGGATGCTGCTACGTGAGGCAGCCAACTTCGTGATTCAATCTGCAGCGAGTGACTTCGTTCAGATGTTCGGGCATCACGTAACGCAACGTCTCGATGGCCTTGCAGTTCCGGTACTCTCCAATCACGATGGCCTCTACTATGATGTGTTCGAGAAAGATAGGACACAAGATGTAGTGGACATCCTATTGACAGAGTTCGAGAACTTCGGTAAGGTTGTTGAAGACGTATTCAAAGTTGACCTGACAGTACCCTTTGCATGGGATCTTAAGGTTGGCCCCAATCTGTTGGACATGAAGGAGATCTAATTATGAAACTGTATGCTGCTACAATTTGCAACCGCGGTGCCGCTGAGAGTCGTGAAGTCCGTCGTGCAGCCGTCCGTTCTTTCTTCGACTGGGATGGTGCTGTCCCCCTGCCGTGGCAGACCATCATCTTCCCGGCCAAGAACGAGAAGGATGCGAAGGCCCGAGCCAAGTCCATGCTGAACCGGACCAGTGGTTCTTCGTTGGTCTACGTGGCCGAACTCGGCAGCGCTTTCACCGTCGAGAAGTCCCTTACCGTAACTGACAGCTAAGGAGGAACAATGAGCCTGAACTACAAAGCCTTGAAGGAGTACAAGATTGGGGGGTCCTCCGGAGGGGGGGACTGGTTCCGACCGAAGCCCAATGAGGATGGGTCAAGTCGGCGCTATACCTTCCGGCTCCTTGCAACGCCGGGGTATGAGCTACCCTTCTTCGACACTACCATTCACTACTTCCGAGCGGAAGGTAGCTTCACATCGGGGGCCTGCCCTCGTGTGACCGGCGACTTCTGCATAGCATGCGACATGTTCTTCAAGCTCCGGTTGCTGCACCCGTTCAAGGGTGACAACAACAAGAACATGAAGATCCTTCGCAAGATCAACCCCACTACCCGAGTGTATGCCAACGTGATTCCTCGGGGTGTGGATAGGGTGCAGGTCTGGTCGATGCCGTACACCGTGGCCAATGACCTGCGTAACGCACTGCTCACCTACCTCGAAGATGAGATCGACCTGACTGATCCTGAGAACGGTCGAGATCTGGTGCTTCCGGTTGGCAAGCAGGGTGCAGTCACTAAGTACGAAGGTGTTACTGTCCGGCCCAAGGCCAGCGAGGTTGGCGTTGAGGACTGGGAAGCACAGTGCCACGACCTGAAGGAAAAGGCACATGGCCGGATGTTCTCCACTGACGAAGTGGAAGAGCATGTCGGTGCCTGCCTTGGCGACTCCGCTGCTGACTTCTTCAACCTGTACAAGTCTGCTACCGAAGTGGACAAGGCCAGCAAGAAGGAGAAAGACGACGGAGAGATTGGGGAAGAGGTATGATTTCGTTTCGAGGAAGTAGCGCCGGGTACTGCAGTCGGTCGATTGTAGCCAAGTACTTGGACCCCGCACTGCGGGAAGTCGACCCGGCCAAGCGGCCCTTCCTCGACGCAGGTCACTACCTGCAGGAGCAGGTGGAGGATTTCCTTTTGGAAGTCCTCCCCTCCTCCTTCTCACTCCTGAAGCAGTGGAGAGAGAGCGAGGGTGTGCATGACTGCGGTGACTACAAGATCGTTGGTCACGTAGATGGGGTGTTACTGGATAGAGCTGGCGTCCACAAGAACAACACGTTGGGCGGCCACTACTACTTACTGGAAGTCAAGGCGATCAAAGACAAGAGCTACAAGAGATTACAGAAATCCCTGAACTGGAGAGAAGTGTATCCTTCCTACCAGTTCCAAGCCCAAACGTACCTACACTTTCCTAAACTGATGGTGAATGATCTTGCTCTCGGTAAGGAATTCCATGGCACTCACTTCGTGTACATGAACAGAGATACATCCATGATGATGACCTCACTACCAATCAAGCACCCTGCCGTAGAGATCCGAGAGGATATGTACGAGCCGAAGGATGCTGAGTGGTGGCAAAGGCTCAAGGCTAAGTTTGAATTCTGCGCTGAGCACATCGAGGCAAGGGATGTACCGGATACATGTGATGCCATAGGGTACTGCTTCTTCTGCGGTACTCCGGGTACTGGCTTCAGCCATGTTCCGAAACGTCGGAAGGTAAGCCTAGAAGGTGGCGATCCGGAACAACAGGAGATCGAGTTCCACTTGGATGACTTGGCAGTAGCGCAGGAGAGTATCGCTTGCTACTTCAAGGAGTTCAGTGCCGATGACATTGAGTTGGAGTCGGGCGTCGTGATCTCCAAGGAGGATTTCTGTTGAGAAGCATAGTAGCCATTGACCCCGGTACCATCCACACTGGCATCGTCAAGTGCGATGTGAGTGAGGAGGGCGGGATCGTTCGAGTGACAGACTCGTCAGTGCTAGAGGTACCCAAGGGGGTGGCTGCCCCGAAACGGATCAATGCCATTCTTGAGCAGGTGGTCCAATGGGTAGATAACGTACCCTTCGCAGATGAGGTATGGATAGAGCAGTTCATGTTCTACGGTGCCCGTAAGGGTGCCATGCACAACGCTGCTCTGGTTGGTGCTCTAGCCTACCTTCCAGCCACGAGGCAGAGGGATGACCTGACTACGTTTGTGGTGCCACCAGTCACCTGGAAGTCGTGGTACTACAAGCCATTCAGGGAGAGGCAGGTATCTGAGTGTGAGGTAATCAGAGAACGGCTTGAAGAGTTCGGGCTGCTTGATACTGACCTCTACTCCAGTATGCTTCACAGCCAGCACATAGCTGACGCTGTAGGCATCGCCCTCTACTCACAATATGGAGATCCGAATGTCGACCAAACTAGTCCAGCGTAAGTTCATAGGGGCCAAGCACTATGTCCTCCCTTGGGGGGACGTGCACTGGGGTCATCCCTCGTGCGATAGGCAGACCGCTGTGGACTACCTTGACTGGGCGGAGAGTGAGGATGCCAGCATCATCCTGATGGGTGATCTGATAGAGAACTCTACTCGACGCTCAGTAGGAGCAGGAGTCTATGAGCAAATCCAAAACCCGGATGACCAGATAAATGAAATGCTTGATGTGCTGTCCCCTTATCGGGATAGAATCTTGGGCCTCCTCACCGGTAATCACGAGGAGCGAACGTTTAAGGATTCCGGTGTCGACCCGTCTCGCTACATGGCAAGAGTTCTTGGAGTGCCCTACATGCGATACGGTGGTTTCTTTCGACTGTACCTACATGGCACTGGGTACACCATTTACGCGACTCACGGTGCGGCGGGTGCTGCCACCAGCGCAGGGAAACTCAACGCCATCAAGAAACTTGCGAACGTGGCTGAAGCGGACATATATCTCATGGGGCATGTACATGACCTTGTTACCGAGACTTCCATCCGGCAAGTCGTGGACACTCGTAACAAGACAGTCCGAAATCTCCGAAGGCACTTTGTCATTACAGGCAATTTCCTTACCTACGAAGACAGCTACGGACAGATGAAGTGCTATGAGCCAGCTAAGATTGGCGCACCTAGAATCCGACTGGGTTCAGAACCCGGCGACGTACACGTATCAGTGTAAGGAGGAGCAATGAGCGAACGAGATTGTGGTAAGTGGTATTGCCAGAAGGCCAAGTTCCGCTACCTGAAATTCGACACAGATGTTAGGATCTTTCCCTTCCCCCGAGCAGATGACGATGATCGGCAGGGGCTGGATAGGGAAAGGGAGAAGGTGAGGCAGTGGATGGAAGCGCAGCGTTTCACTGGTGGCTATGACAAATGGCTAGCTGGCCCCGGCCATGGGAGTGGCGCTGCCCAACACTACTGGGTATGGGACCCGGATAGCAGAGAGAAGTACATGGAGTTCCGTGGCCCCTACCACCCCGGTGACTTGCCGGCAGACTTCGGTGCACTGCATAGGGGAATGGGCTGGCAGCTTCCGCTGTTGGCTGTCTTCTACTCTCACCCTTCAGCCGACGACCTTTACACCTTGAAGAAGAACAAGGTGGCCTACACTATCATGTTGGAGGAAGAGGAAGAGGATGAGCCGGAAGTTATCCCGCCTGTGGTGGTCGACGATACAAAAGAGGAACTCTTGGCAGAGTTTGACCACGAGTACACCAATGCCCAAACGAATACCCAGCGGCTTGGTACCCTCTATGAGATGCTGTATCGACTGCTTGAGGTTGTACTCCCATGATCTTCGAAGTGATCCGGGATATTATCTTCGACAACTTAGGGCCGAAGGTAACAGGCGAAGAAGTCGAGCGGTTGACAGAGGAAATCATCACCGCTCTCAAGAATGAACTAACAGAGTTCTTGGAGGACTGAGGGAGAAGGAGAGCGAGCAAAAATAGGCAGCTTCCTCGGGGGTTGCGGTACAATCGGTATGATGATGATCTTCTGGTCCACCGGTATGGGGATCGTGAAGGTCGGAGCCGATGCTGTACTGGCGCACCCGAAGGCGGCCAGCACGATACAACAGCAAGCAGCAGCCTCCCGTATCATGGCCCTTTCAAATCATCCAGTGCTACATAGAACTTGTCAACGTGCCACTGATTCACGAACTGTCCAGTACCGTCACGATGCCGGGCAGAGCCAGCGTTGTACGCTGCTACTGCCTTACCTAGATCTTCATTGTACCTATTGAGGTTGTACCTGAGATATGCCCCAATCAAATACACCCCTGTCCTTGGAGTCATTAGAGTCACTGCTAGACGCTTTGGGCCATGTTCAATCCCCTGTTCAGCGGCGTCTAGTAGATTGGATCGTACGTCGGGAGGAAGAGCAAATACTGTACGGGACCGGGCGACCCACAGTGCCGTCGATGGCAGAAACTGTCCTACTCCATACGAATGCTCATGGAGATGTGGTTCCCACCGAGGCTCAGCATCCTCGTTGGCCCTACTCTCGATCTGGGCTACCGCTCTGAGCCAGTCGGGGTCAAGCTCGTAGTACTCAGCTACCTCGTCGAAGAGGGGATCTCTGATGTACACCTTTCAATTCTCCCGAACTAGTTGGTCGAGCTTCTTCTCCATTCGAGTAAGCTGCTCTCTCAGGTTCCTCTGGTCAGCCTCGTACACATCCTTCTGCACGTAGTCTTCCTTCACTGTCTGCTCGATAGCGTGACCATCCTCCGGTGTGAACCGATCTCCTGTCTCCATGAAGGCATACACCCTCATGCCGAAGAAGAGTATGGCTATCAGTACTGCGGTCCCCACCCCTGTTATGATCTTCAGCATAACGTCATCCACTTTTTTGAACTCACACATTAGACCCCCAGCGCTCTCGCTCCTCTGGTGGGTTTTGGTTTCGATTTACCACTCACCTGAGTCTTCTTCGCTTGGTCTACAAAGATCTTGTCTGACTTGTAGGTGATGGGGTTCACTTTGTCCACGTCCTCTAGTGGTGTACCTTCCCAGACATCGCCGGAGTCATTCACCACTGGGACCCAGCCTAGTCTGAAGCTCGGTTTGCCGAACTGCCTCTTCGCTGCCTCCCCACATGGACACTCCATTGCACTGGGAGAATCGTCGAAGCGAAGGAACACTTCCTCCTGCCTATGGCCGTTCGAACAAATGTATTCGTACAAGGGCATTGCTACTCCTTAGTCCAACAGTTTCCGGAGGGGGCTAGGCTTCGGTGCCAGTGTCCCTTCCTTCTCTGGTGTCTGAGGTACTGCATTCAACTTGTTGTAGGCCTCATTCACTAGCTCAGATGCCTTGTCCTGCCCTCGACTCTCAGCTATGGCCGTTGCCATCTCAGTGAACTGCCCTCGGTCCCCTGCTCGGAGCCGCATGATTAGCTGCTGAACCAGCCAGCTATCGTTCTTACCTCTTGATGCCGGAAGTACAGCCGCCGCCGCTCGGGTTGCTATGCCACTGCCCTCGAACGGTACGTCTTCCAGTGCTGTGTTGCCCAAGGCCCCGCCGATTGAGAAGGGCATGAAGCCTTCACCGAACTGTTGGAATGCGAACTGCACGCTGTCACTCAGGCCCAGCTCCTTCCCGTCCCGCTCAAACTCCTTGGTCAACATCCAGAACTCTTCCGGTGCAGTGATGAATGACTGCACCCAAGGCATCGTCTTCCTGCTCAGGAACAGACCGGTACCCGCCAGAGGATTGAACTCCACCCTCATGCCGGAAGGCTTACGCTTGCCGGGTAGGGGGAGATTACTTCCCCGCTCTGTATCCATCTGAAGCTCGACACCCATGAAGCCGGGAAGTTCTCGGAACTGCTTGCCCACGTTGAGGTAGATGGGCTTGCCTTTGTCATCCCGCTCACCGGTGTCCATATGGAAGATGCGTTTGCCCGGCTCGTTCTCGTAGATGTAGTGGCCGGACAATGCCTTGTTCATTAGATTGGCGTAGAAGAGATACCCCATCGAAGCGTTCCGCCAGTGCTTGATGCCGAGGAACCCCTTCACTGCGTTACTGGACTTCAGCCCCGGTACTGCCTGCATGAAGCCTAGCCCCGCCTTGATCGAGGAGACGTTCCAGTCCACCGACGTGAAGATGGCCGCCAACATCCGGAGGTTCTTGGGCTTGGACAGTACGTTCTCTGCCCACCCTTGGGTTGCGATCTCCCAGTTCTGCCCTCCGAACTCATCGTTGATGTACTTGGCAACCTGCTCTGACAGCATCTCATCATCCATCTCAGCGATCCCCTTCTTCAAGGGATTGAATACCTTCTTACCACTGAGTACCCCGTCCTTCACTGCCTTCAACTGATTGTAGATCAAGTCGTAGGCTATGACCTTCATCGGTGTATGGTACTTCTCCCAGACCAGCTCATCGAACTTGTGCTGGACACCGAAGATCTTCTCTAGGTTCTCCATCGCCTTGGGGTTGCCCTTGGTGCCTCGCTGTACCCCTTCCCGCATGGCCCTCTCGAACTGGTCACGCATCACGTCATGCATGGGCACGCCCACCTTGACGCCAGCGTAGGCCGCCTGCTCAAACGCATCCCTGAAGGAGTCGGCATTGACCAGAGAGTTGAAGGCATCCCCGGTGTACCAGTCCTTCCGGAACATGTTCTGTGCAATCTTGGCGTTGACCTTCATGCCCCGCACTGGGTTCAGCAGAGCGATGCTCGACTCCCCTAGCGAGTACATGTGGAAGAAGGCGAACATGAAGTTGGCACGCTTCGCCATGGCCGACAGCTTGTAGAAAGCGTTCAGGTCTTCTGGCTGCTCAAGGATGTTGCGAAGGTGCTTGGCCCCATCCTCATGGACGACAACCTCACTGTTCTTGATGATGGACTCAGGCAGCCCATCCCTTGCGATGCGGTCGGTGAATGCTGACCGGAACCGGACATACCCTTTAGGTACTGCCGCCCCGTCCATCACTCGCAGGAAGATCCTCTCCCCGCTGTCAGAGATAGCCAGCTCGTTCAGGTCCTTGATGAGCTTCTTGGTAGCCATGGCCCTAGAATACTGCGCCTCAACCAAGGCGTAGGTTTCTGCGATGTCCATGCTTCGGGGAGTGAGGCCACCCTCCAGCATACCATCACGAACCGACTCGAAGTACCGGTGCTTCTCCAGCTTGGCCGTGACCGGTAGCTGTCGGTTCCTGATGCGCCCAATCTTCTCCTGCGCCTCCTGCACTGGCTCGATCCACATGTGATGCAGCCAGTCGTCAGCGTAGTCGACAGCCTTGTCACCGATCTCGGCGTTCAGTTCGTTGATCTCTTTCCACATGGCATCGAACCGGGTGCGGAGATGCTTCTTCCACTCCACCGCTCTGGCCATGTACTCAGTGCCCTTCAGCCTAGCGACTACGTCTTGGTAGGTATCGTCGGCACCCTTCCAGCCGTTGCCCGTCTCTTCGAGGAAGGCGATCATGTCCTGCCTCACTGCCCGGTCCGGGATGTCCTGCTTCATCCGCTGGTAGTTGATGGCCGCATCGAGCATGCCCGAGTCACGGTTGGCCACGTAATGCTTGGCTACCCTGTGTGCCTCAGCCGCTACGCCCGTCTTCTGCCAGATGGGGTCAGTGACGCTGGCGATCCACCGCTTGATGGTGCCGGGTGCCTTGCCCTCTGCCTTAGCTGTCTTGTCGATCTCCTGCCCAGCCTTGACCAGTAGCTTACCCGTGGGGGTGTCAGCGATGGCCTCGTTGCTGGTGATCTCGTCCACTACCTTCTTCGCAGCCTTGGCCTTATCCGCGGTGGAAGCGGGAACGTCGATCCGCGAAGCGATGCGCTTGGCTTCGAGGTAGAGGTTGGTAGTTATGGTCGGGGGGTGCATGGCCGGGGGTAGCCCACTCAGTGCACGCTGGTCATCCAGCTCCGCCTTCCTCAATGACACCATATCCTCTTTGCTCAGGTACTTGACCCGAGGCGTGTCAGCAGGCGTCTTGTTGAAGATGTGTGCCGGTGCGAGAGCTGGCAGGTTGGGGAGTATCTCAGTGGCCTCCCTACTTGCCCTCTCCTCTATCTGCCGGGTCAACCGGAAGTCAGTCATTATCTTGTTGATGCGCATGGTGTCTGGTGCCAGGTTCGACCCCTGCTGGATCATGGCCAGCCGCTTACCCTGTGCTTCAGCGATGCTGTTAGCCACCTGTGCCCCGTCTACTACCGGGTTGCCTCGACCTACCCCTGCCATCAAGTCCCATGACTTACCGAGAGAGGTAACTGCCTTGGCGTCCCCCTTCAGGGACTTACCCAGTACCTTTCGCAAAGCCTTAGAGCCGACGAACGCAGTGGTTCCCCAGATCAGGCCTCGGGCGGTTACTCCTAGTGCCTTGGAGCCGATCTTCGCTACCTTACCCGCCGGGTTAGCTACTCCTGTGGCTATGTTAGCCCCAGTGTGCCCAACCGCAGCAGAGATCCCCGGCACGAGTAGCCCCGTCTCTTCGCCCTCCGACTCGTAGAGCTTCTGCGTAGCTATCATCAGGTCGGCCTCTGCATCCACCATCTCGTCGTAGATCCGGTAGTAAGGCATCAGTATTTTGTAGGATAGGGGGAGATCATCGGTCCCGCCATCGGGGGACTTCAGCTCTTCCTCCTTCGGAGGGTCGATGCGGTGCATCGTCCACTCCGCCATGCCGGTGCCACCGGGGAGATACTTCAGGCCCTTAAATACCGTCTCTCCTGCCAGCATCACCATACCGGGAAGGAGCAACCCCTCAGCCGCCAGTGCCTCCTTCGTGATGGAGCCAAGGTAGCGATTCCTTGCCGCCTCGTGCTGCTGCTTGAGGTAGTCCTGCGTATTCTCCCGCATGTGACTCTGGCCATCAGGCCCAGTGATGGGCTTGAGATAGCGCTGTGTGCGGAGCAGGTACTCCTCGTAGGCAGGTATCTCCGTAGCCCCAGCGATCTGCTGAGCCATGCTATCGAGCATACCGGTGTCGATAGGCTCAGGCTGATAGGTGTCTATCTGCTGCCCTTGGGAGATAGCGATGTTCCGCGCCCACTGGTCAAGGTGGTCGGACTGTAGCTGGATTGATGTAGTCGTCATTGCGTTACCGGAACCTCTCCTTGTGGTGGGGGGTTCTCCATGTAGTACTCGACGCGAGATCGGAGGTAGCCCATGGCTGCGTAGGCGATGCCCCACTGCCCTCGGGATGACCCAATGATCTGCTGATACATGGTCTGCAACTCAGGCATGCCGTCCGCCTCAAGGTACATCTTCTGGATGTCCTGTGGCATCTCCTCCATTGAGATGTATGGAGATGGGACGGTGGACAGTTCAGTCGGGGGGATCTGCGATGTCAGCTCGGGGAACTCTACCCCGAAGTGCTCCGCCATCGCCTCAGAGACGCCAGCCGCTGCATCGTTCAGCTCAGGCCTACGCCGGTCAGCCTCTATCTCCCTCAACCGCGATGATGTGCCCTCAATCAACTGGAGGTTGAGTGGAGCGATGTCATCTCGCGCCAGCATGGAACGCTGCAAGTCCTCGTTCTGCATGGTGAGGGCTGCGTTCTCCTTGGCCCGTTCCCACTCCTCGCCGTACTGCTGTCGGAAGGCCTGCGGGTTGTTGCTGAGTTGGCCGTACAGGATCGCCGTTCCCGGTGACTTGGGTCCAGCTCCAATCCCCCATATGCCATCGTCTTCGTTCAGTACCCGGTCAAGCTCTGCCACCTGTAGCAGTTGACTCTGGCCGGAACGGAGCCGCTCCATCTCTAGGTCCACCAACTGCTGACTGGCTTCCTCTGCACCCGGTGTCATGGGTGGGGTGTTGGTCAGCTTCTGGCCGGCAGCTACGATGCTCCCGACTCCCTTGATGGCCCCTCCGATGATCCCACCTGTGACTTGAGCCTTGGTGCGCTCGATTTCTAGCCGATTGCGGTGGTCCAAGCCCTTCATGTAGATCTCGTTGGAGAGATCAAATGCCGCTTGGTCCTGAGCTTCAGCCTTCAGCACTTCCTTCTTGCCTTCAGAGATCTCTCCGAGGTAGCTCAGCAGGTCGTCTCGTGGGGTCTCGCCGGGTTCAATGGCATTGACGATTGCATCCATTCCGGGGAGGCCAGCTTGAGCCGCCTCCATTTCAATTTGATTACCAAGTTGCAGGTCGAGTTCCGCCTTCTGACCGTCTAGTTTCGCCTTCAGGTCTGCGAGTTGCTGCCCTCGCCTAGCTTCCTTCAGCTTGGACAGGGCAGATGGGATGCCGGGGTTGAACTGAAAGGCCTTCCCTAGCGCCCCGGCAACCTCCGGGTTATCCATGAGTTCCGGGACCTGAGTCACCAGCTCCAACAGAACGCTCTGCTCTTGCGCAGATCTCTGCTGGTTCTGCTGGTGTACCGCACTCAGCCCGGTCATTGAATCTTGAAGTAGGCCCATATCTTAATTCCCGTAGTAGCCCTGCAACTGCAGATTCATGAGAAACTCCTGCATCGCCCGGTCCTGAGCTAGCTGCTGTCCCTGTAGCCCGAGGCTTCCGCGCCTGATGTCAAGGTCTCCCAGTCCAAGCTGTCGCTGCAGACCGATGTTTGCGAAGCCAAGATCACGTTCTACATCCAAGCCGGCATAGCCTAGGTCAATGTTCTTCAGCCCTAGCATGCGCTGGATGTTCGATTCCTTGTTCCGCAGGTTGGCGTTCGCTATGTTGTTCGCCCCGCCGAATGCAATGCCGAGAGACTGATTAGCCATCTGTGCATTGTTCAGGTCGAGGTTGGTGAGAGCACCGGCGAGTTGGTCTAGACCCGCAGCTTCGATACCGGCCAAACCCTGTTGGGTAATTCCAGAATCGAATAGAGACTTAGCCGACCCTTGACCCGCCCGTCGCAGGAGCTGATCCCGCATGGCGTTCTTGTTGGTCGCCATCAACTGCCGGCGTGAGTCCTCCAAGATCTCGGTGGGCATGCCGGGGTTCTCGAACATGTCCATGAGGCGAGCTTTCATGGGGCCGAAGATGTCTTGGCCAAGCCCAGCCATACCGGACCTGCCTCCCCCACCGCCACCGCCGCCGCCTCCTCCGCCTCCTCCGCCTCCTCCTGATCCGCCTCCGAGAGCTGCGCCTGCCGCGCCACCGGTTGCACCTGCACTACCATCCTGCCCTGCACCTACACCCCCTCCTCCACCGCCACCTGCTCCACCCCCCGCGTTTGGGTTGTAGTTCAGGATTCGATTGAGGAAGTGGTCAGCAGTGGCCCCGTTGCCGAGGAGTCTGTTGAGCAAGGTAGAGTCGATGTTGGTCTTCTTGCCCTTGTACGCCCCTTTGTTGAAGAGCTGGGAAAGGACTGTCTGCATCCGGGCTTTCCCACCCTTGAGTCCCTGCATCGCCTCCATTACAGCCGGATCGAATGTCAGGTCCCCATAGTTGAAGCCCCCTGCCACAGCGTCCTCACGCTGCTTGTCTCTCCTTCTCTTATCCTTCTGGGCCTCATCGCTCACCCGACTATCGTTCTGGTTCGGGCGATTCGGGTTCGGTCCCGGATTACGTTCATCTTGTGGCATTAGAAACCTCCTAGCCCGAGGCTAGAGAATAGTCGCTGCAGGGGGTTAGTTGGCCGCACCATCTGAGGCTGGAACAACCGCATGAGCTGCGCGATAGGGTATGGGTCCGAGATCTGCGGCCTCTGATCTAGCACCGGGCGCTCTCGACTGATCTCATCGAAGAGTCGAGGGGGTGGCCGGAAGTCGGCACCGGGGTATGGTTGTGGTGTGCCTCGACGCTGGGCCGGTGGAGGTGGGCCTCCTTGGAAGACTCTGTCCCGATCCCGAGATAGCTGGTCCTGCACGTCGCTGGGGTCTCTCCGCCCTACTGTGCCGGGGTCGCGCCTTCGGGTATCCTCAGTCCTTCGAGCTGGGCCGGGGCCGGGCATACCTAGTCTTCCAACTCCGCCAAGAGTGTCCGACCGCAGGCCGTTACGCCATGCGTTGTACTGGTCCCATGAGGCAAAGCCTCCGGGTGCTGGCCGGGTAGTCTCTGCACCGGTGAAGTCGTAGGACGGGGTCCTCGGAGGAGGCGGGGAAACCGGGTCGTCCGGTACCGGATCAGCCGGAGCCGGGGTATTGGGCACCCACCTGTAAGGCCGCCACTGTCCTCCTCCAGTCCACCGCCCATCCGGATCTGCTCCGGGGGGAGGGCCGGGATAGCCGTCAGGGTAGTCTTGGCCTTGGGGCATTAGAAGCCTCCTTCTTGTAGGGCTGCGAATTCAGGCGTACCCTGTATCAGCGAGAAGTTGGGGATCTGCCCTTCCGGTACTGGCATCGGAGCTGACTGCTGCATCGCTGCTGCCAGAAGTTCAGGTGTCATCCCCTCCGTCAAGGAGGGAGCTGCGATAGGCTGGATACCTGCGGATTGGCCGGGGACCTGTACAGGTGTGGGGCGATTTGTGAACTTATCGTACAGGCTGGTCCCTAGGTCACTGAGGAAGCCAGCAGTACCGCCGATAGCGTTCTGTCGTTGGCCTGACATCTGCTGGGCAAGGCCTGCGCCTGCGCCAATGGAGTTGCTCCCAGCGCTCATTTGTGGTAGGAGCTGCATGCCGGCTTCCCATGCTCGCTTGCCGCCGAAGTCGATAGCGCCCATGGCTTGATTGAGTTGCTTGGCCCACTGCTCGTCGCTGATCCCACCCACTCCGGGCAGGCGCATGACGATGGGTTGGCCCTTCTTGTCGAGAATGGCTTTCCTGAAGTCCTCCCTCTCACCCAACAGGGTGTCGAGGAACTCCTGCCGCATACCGAGGATCTCATTCTCCAGACCGATCTTCTCAGCCGTCGCCCCGGTCAGAGCTTGCTCTGCGCCAGAAGGTTTGTTCAGGAGTCCACTCAAGAAACTGCCGCCCACCTGAATCAGTGAGGGCATAGCCGCTGCTAGGAGTGGTGCGATTAGTACCATTACTTCTCCTCTTGGAGCTTCACCCAACTAGGCCTGAGCAGTCGGAGATGCGCCACGTCGAATACGTTCTTGTCCATCCAGTAAGCGGACTTCTTTGTGGACTCCCAAGTAAAGCCTCTGTCCCGCAGGAACTCTAGACCCGTCTTGTTGATCCTCAAGATGTCGACTTGCACACGATACATCCCACCATCGTACACCTTCTGGAGAATGTAGTCCAGCACCGCAGTGCCGTACCCCTTCTTCCTCTGGGTGGGGGAGATGTAGAAATACACGTCCGCAATGCGGTGTTCGGAATTCAGGTCAATCCCGACAAACCCTACTGGATGGTCCTCGAAGTAGATTCCGATTAGGCCGAAGTCCTGTTCGAGATCCTCGCGCTCCAGAAGCTGAAGCAGTCCGATGCGTGCGTGTTCACGTCCTTCAAATCCTTTGCCGTAACCCTGCTGTCGGTTCTCGGTCTCGTCGTCAAGCCAGTGCTCGTCACTGACTGCACAGACGAACTGCTCTGTGACTGGACCAAGTGTGAGGCCTTCGACCTCGCTGATCGGTAGCATTTACATTCCTTCCTGTTGGTTGATGTCGGGGAGAATCCTGCTGTCTACCCAGCTCTTGAGCTGCTGGATAGTGGTCCCCCCGAGAGTGACGCGGTAATCCCCCGTGTGGTGGAGTACCCCGTTCTCTTGGCGAACTTCGTATGTGAACTCAGCGACGACTTGACCGTCGACGTCTTTGTAGATCCACATGTCCGTGATGTCCTGCATGACGACATCATTGACTGTGACTGCGGGTATGACTTTTGGCATTACGCGATCTCCAGTTTTGCGCCGAACCAGTGGACGCTGCCGGCGAAGTTATCTACTGCCCCTGACCCATACCTCTCTATGTATGTGGCGACCATGCCATTGGGCAGGTACAGGTTGCTGGCAGTCTGTATGGCACTCGTGAGACGGAAGCTCGTCAAGGTGGCCACAACAGACTGGGTTGATAGGGGTAGGGGGTAGGTATTCTGCCCAACCTCCGCTATCACCCCCATCTTTGTAGCCGCTTGAATTGTCTCTGTGCCGGTGACTGACCCATAGACGAAGTAGTGTGTCAGGGTGGCCACTGAGTAGGTCGTGTTCTGCGCCCACTCGGGGATGATGGCGGATGTTCGTACCCAGTCTGTATTCGCATCTCGCAGGATGAGGGAGGGGTAGTCCCAGATGTTTGAAGCCCCTCCACTCCCTCGCGCCCCGTTGCCTTGCTCGAACCAGATCGTACCGGAGAGAGTATTGATCTCCTTTTGCAGCCTGTTCAACTCATCTTGGATGTACGTGCCACTCAGGAACTTCTGATTCCGCGTGTCCCAGATCCGAGCTACCCGCCCGTACTGATCGAGGGACTGAGGGAGCCGGAAGTCCGGGAGTTCTAGGTCCCTGTTGCCTCCGCGGAGTTGCCGCCAGAGCTGGCCGGTCTCCTCGTCCACGTAGTCTACGATGTGGTCGCGGACCTCGCGTATGCGCTGGAGATCGTACACGCCCTCTTTGTATTCGAGGGGGTCTGTCAGCTCGTTGGGCTTCCGGTTCCTCCGGGTGGAGATCTGCTTCTGGGAACCGTGGCGAGCGCCTCGGGTACCTTGGGGTGCGAACCTGCCCTGTCTAGTCTGCGCCATTACATCGGTGCCGAGCTAAGCCCCTGCTGGGACGTGAAGTTGTTGGCCCGGTCCTTGCCGAGATTCTGCCAAGTGGCAGCGTACTCAAACAGCCGGATGACCTCATGGTGGCGAGTGGTCTGCTTGAAGTCTACCTTCGGTTCGACCTCTGCTCCTACGTCCCCACTCACATGCCGCAAACGATCGGCGTATATATGTCCAGAAGTGATGGACAAAGTATCCGTGTCTCCAGTCGTACCCCCATCGAGGTACAGGGTAGAGACGACATCTCCTGTCGCTGCAAAGTTCTTTGGCCGGATTGAATCTGCGAGGTAGTCAATCCAGAGGAATCGCTTCGAAATGAAGGGGCCAAGGTTGCCGATGATTGGCCGGAACTTCACTGATGCCTCATCCCTCGGGATGTTTGTCTCGCCTACGATCTCGGTGCCGAAGCGGAGTACCTGACAAGGAGACTCCACCCCCTCATGGTCGTAGGGGAACAATGCCCTCTTATCTCTCCGGGTGCGTACTCCCCCGAGGAGGGTGTCACCCCAGCCTAGCGTCTGTACGTTCACGTCCCAGTAGTTCACAACTGGTACCTTGTATCGCCGGATGAAGTTGAAGGGCGCGTCCAACTGCCCCACCCAGATACCATTGCTGGCATCGAAGATGAGGGTCTGACCGACCTTGTTCTCGTACGGGTACCCTAGGGGGTAGATGTATTCGTAGGAGAAGAACAGACGATTGTGCTTGGGGTCGAAGCTCAGGTCTACTGAGTTGGCATCCACCCCTCTACTGTTCGGCCAGTTGTAGGTCGGGAAGACTGAGAAGCCCTTCTCGTTACCCTTGAGCAGTGGACTTATCGCCTTCGATATGTCGACTGCGCCGCCGTCAGTGTACAGGTACACCGCGCCGTTCCAGTAGAAGAAGGTCCCCTTGTCAGTGGCTATCGCCGCGTTCGGATGGGGACAACCAATGCCGGTATCCGAGTCTTCGACCGTGACCTCAACGAACGTAATGTCTTCGGGGTTCCTTCCCACCATGCGGTACGTGTGGTTGTTCTTGAAGATGATGAGTCCCGAACGGTCTCGCACCAGAGCAGTTGCTTCGTCCCCGTCTTCGGCGTATACCGCCGCGTAATTACCATCCCAGAAGAAAGACTCTGGAGCATTGACATCGGTCCAAAACAGATAGGTTCTCTTCGAATCAGCAACGCCCTGTCGAGTCCCGAGTCCCCATATTCTGTCGTAATAGACGACAGGCGAGAAGAAAGTGGTAGGGGGCGGATCACCATGCGTAAAGGGTAGGTCGCCCAGATCCAGATCCGAGAGCGTGTCCATAAGCGTAATAGTCGGTGTAGCATAGTCGATGTCCGCCACGAAGTAGGGTGAACCCCGATCCTTCATGGTCCGGTAGAAGCGGACCTTGGATACGGTGGCTGGAGTGCCTGATAGGACTACTTGGACTCGCGTTCCTGTGCCGGCATCCCACCCTTGAGCCTTGTTCGCTTCAGTGACTGTGGCACTATAGATCCCTCCGGTGTAGTTTGGAAAGTATGGAGAGAGAGGGCCTTCGTCAAGCTCATCATCCAGATATGCAATGAAGTACCGGACGACACCTTCGACGTTGTTCTCACTGGCTGTACTTGAGGCGGTGTTAGAGACCGCCACGTTAGGGGTAGGTCTGTCCATCCCCACGGTCTTTGAGTAGGTGGTCGAGGCTTCAAATGGGTCGTCCTCTCTCAGTCGGAAGGGAGTGCTGATGCCATCGTAGAAGTACGAGAAGCCATTCATTCCCGCCGACTTCCAGATACCGTAGGGAGTGGTCTCAGCCTGAACTACGTTCGAAGCTGTCCAGATGTGCTTCATCGCTGCCGACGCAGGCTTCCTTCCCGGTACGCCATAGACGTGCATGATCCCAGTCCACGTACCTGATACCGTATTGCAGATTTGGGAGAAGGTACTCGAAGCGTTGAAGAAGTTGTCTGTGATCTTTTCAGACTGGGTGCCTAGGGGTGATTGCGAGGCGATGAACGGAGCGATGGTCCCGCCCCCACCCATGTACATGAACCGCCCCATCGAGTCGGCCCCCACCGTTGAGGCTGCCGTGGTCGGATAGCCCACGATCCGGTCGTGGCCGGCAGCCGAATCTGCGTATGAGTAGGTCCCGAGGAACAGCTCGTTGTTGTACCAATTCGACTGGGGTAGCATCCAGATGTTCGGGAGAGACCCAGTGGCCGCGGTGTAGTTCAGCCGAAAGGAGATTGTATTGACCTCTGCCGTATCGTTGTGAGTGAAGACGAGGGAGATCGTCTCACTGACACCAATGGCCGGGGCCTCTATCCTCAAGCCGCCATCTGTGATGCTAGTAACGATAGCGTTACTAGCGCCACTCAGAGTCATGGTGATGTTGTCGTGGGCGTTCTGCTCGTTGGGAATCCAGCACCAGTCGTAGGGGTACACCAGCATCGCTAGGCCACGGGTCATCGTGGTGGCCATGGTGTTCCCCCACGGGAAGTTCATCTTGATCGTGCTGGTGTCTGGAGGAGCGAGCAGGTAGAAGTGTGCACTGGTGATGGTCCCGACTGTCCGCATCACGCCGACTGTGATCTCGTCGTAGTTACCGTAGTCCGCTTCTTTCAGTCGGGATATGTGACAGATGCCGGGGTAGCGCCCAGCAGCATCGGATGCCGAGTACTCGTTGATCGTACCAGTCGACGCGAAGATGTCCACGCCGTAAGCCGGGCGTAGTGCGCCGTGTGCCAGCGGGTCAAGCATGGCATTCACCATCTCACCGATGGCTCCGGGCCGGGCGTACCGATTGACTGCGATGTTCCAGCCATCTCGGAAGTCCTGCCGGGTGGTGTATGACCTATTGGCCATTAGTACCTCCGAATCCAGCCGGCCTTGGTTGCGTACTTGGTGCGGAAGTTCATCCGCCCCGCTGCAGGGATCTGGTAGTCGTTCTCCACTTTGGGTTCGTGAGCCGCCTGCATGAGACGCATCTCAAGAGGGACTATCTTGGTGAGTAGGTCGTTCAGCTCCAGATCCTTCATGAGCCGGAGATAGTGAGCTGTCTTCAGGGCCAGCAGCACGTCGAACTCAGTGGGGAAGCAGGGCGCGTTCTTCGTATCGCTCCACTTCTCAATCCCGTAGTGGATCACCCGGACTGAGTTGGTGCCCCCGGTCGTGGGGGTAGTGGCCATCCACATCTCCATGTTCATGCCGGAGAAGGTGGAGACCTGTGCTCTGAGAGTGTAGTAGCTCGGAACGGAATAGGTTGATCCGCCGTACAGGGCGTTCTGCATGAACTCCCAGTCTCGGGGCCTCACAACATAGGGGGTGCCCCCGGATGATAGGTCCACTCCACCGTCGTCTACCTCTACCATCTCAATATCCGATAGGGGGTAGACGGTGGGGTCGTACGTAACCACCGGGTTTGACGCAGCCGAGTCTAGAAAGGTGACTTGCCGGGTACACGGGTGCCGCTTATGGAGGAGCTGGGTACAGATCTCCTCGTAGGCGCGGGTGAACGCATACTCCGACTCAGTAGTCGACCAGAGGGACGATACCGTCCCGTCTGAGTCACCCGCTAGAAACTTCGCTTCCGTCTCGAACCGCGCTCGGGTCCGGGTCGGAGGCGTCAGGCTGGTCTTCGCCATTCATGTGCTCCTTGATGATTCGTTCCGGGGGACGAGGGACGTAGACCTTCTTACCAATGTGTCCGACGTGTACTCCGAAATGTACGCTTGGGTCAAAGCCTTTGGCCTTGAGCTGCTTCATGAGATCTGAGTCCTCCCCAAAGAACAGGAAGGAATCCTTCTCTGCATCGGCTCCTTCGTGTACCCACCGGGGATGGAAGTAGGGCTTCTTGAGCTTCTTGAGAACTGCGGTGTCCATCAGAGTGAAGGCTAGGCCGGTCACGTCCACTGACTTACAGACTTCCGCCTCAGTGTGCTTCCTGACCTTCTCTAGCATCTCTTCCTGTGAGCACCAGTCCTTCTTACCCTTGCGCCAGTTGACACAGGGCATGTTCGACCCATCCCGTCGCACTGCTAGTCCTGACACCAGCCCCATCTGTGGACTCTCTTGGAGCGCCTCGAACAGCATGAAGAAGTGCTGGGGAGCAAACACCATGTCGGCATCTACCCATAGGATGTAGTCAACCTTGTCTGGATCAATTCGGTCCATCAGCATGGTGCGTGAAACCGCAACCTCTGCTACTCCGATCATGTCCAGTGTGAATGGGACGTGTTGCCTCAGCTCGAACAACGAGTGGACCGTCATAGGGTCGATGTCGTCGTAGGCTGGGAGGCACACATGCAGCCGCGGGGCTATCCCTTTGTCACTCATGTAGTCTCCTGAAAAAGTGGGGGGCAGGGCGAACCATACCCCCCAGAGTTGATTACGGAACTCGCTGTGCGAACTTCCGGCCAGTCAAGTACGCGCTAACGGACACGAAATCGTTATCCGCATTAGCGTAGGTGAATGCCCAACGGTACAGGGCATTGACCCCAGTTCCCGTCTCCACGACAGGTACCTCAGACTGAATAGCCAGAGGGCCACTCGCAGAGAGAGCACCAGTCGAGATTGCAGTGACCCCGCCCTTGTGTGCAACAGGGACGAAAGTCGTACCACCGTCGTACGACACCTGAAGGGCCGCAGCGATAGTGGGAGTAGTACCGGTAGCCGTCGCACCCGGATCAAGGACGATGCCAATGGCATCCATCCCGCCCGGAGCGAAGGTCTCGGAGTAGTTGAGGTCAGCATTGGTAACAGTCCTTGCGGAAATGTCGTCACTACCGAGCGCAACCGACTCCTTCAGTACACGAAAAATAGAGAGCATCTTATCTCCTCTTTCTTGGTTGAAGGGTTATGCTGCGACGATCTTCTCTCGAAGTAGGCGAACGGCCAGATCGACTTTCTCCTGATGGGCCTTCGAACCGGTGTGACCGGCCTTGGCTTGTCCATTCTGGAGGTGCTGCTCACACAGCTTGCAAAAGTAGCCGCCCTCTCCTTCGGGAACGAAGAATCGCTCTTCATCGGTAATCTCGTCACCGTCTTCTGAAACTCCCACGAACTCGACGCCGTGGCTTGGGTGGTTCAGCAAGAAGTCGATGACTTCCTGTTCTTCCACACCCAGCTTCCGGGCCGCTTCGTCTGTCTTGAGGTATCCCCAAGCCTTCTTGGAATGCCCCTGAGTCGGAAGACCCGGTGCCTCGAAAGGCCTAGTCGACGCATTGAAGCGCAACCAGATGGGCTTCTTGACTTGAGGGATATTGCCATGAATGGTCTGGACAATCTCCTCGTAACCGGGAACCATCAACAGTGATGGAGATTTTCCCCTTGAGAGAAATATCATGGTTACTCCTTACGCAGCGTTCTTGATTCGCCCGTGAGTCTTCTCCAACCTGCGGACCATACCCATATCGGTGCGGTACTCGTCCTTCCGAGCGTCCTTGTCGTTCGCTTGGATGTTGGTGAAGAGCTTGGTGTCTCGTCCCCGGAGGAAGCGGTAGCCAACGTTTTCGAGATCGACAACGTAGGCGCGTTTCCCATAGGTGTCACCCTCGAACAGATTGTGCTTGACAACCATCAGGTCGCCATGAGGGGTGATGAGACGCTGGACATTCAGGCCGAGGGACTGATCGGTCGGCACGAGTTCGAGGTACTTGGTACCTTCCAACGAGATGTTGGAGACGACGCTCGGAGCCGCGAACATGACCTTCTTGCCGCTGCCATAGCGGAACACATCCTCGGCAAAGCCGAAGAACGTGACCATATTAAAGATACCACCGAAGTCGGCGTCGTTGGTCGAGATGACCTCGTCAACCCCACCGGTGGTTCGGATACGTGGTGAAGCCGCGCCGGACAGAGTATCGCTAGAGCCATACTCGCCAAACCACAGCTTGTTCTCGATGTCGACAGCGTGCTCGACGCCGACTTTCTTCTGCTGGTAAGCAAGGTCATCCGGGCCGTACAGCTCGGTTGCCAGCTCAGTGTTGGTGAACTCGAAAGGCGACCGGATGATCTCGGTGCTATTCGTCTTCACGACCTTCTGAGTCGTCTTGCTCAGACCAGAGGTTGCGCCCTCAGCCGCAGCGCCACCGAGGATGGTGATCTGGTCATTGTCCAGAATCGCAGCCGCGGCAGTTCCGCCAAAGCTACGGATGCACTGGAACTGATTCGCGGAGTCCTTGGACTCTACATACAGTACCTCACCAGTGCGCTGGATACGAAAGACACTGCCGATACGGTAGTAAGCACCGTTGTCGACCGTGATGGTTGTGTGAGTGACGGTAGAAAGCGCACCATTGATACGATCAAGGGTGGGGATTCTCTCGTCTTCTTGCCAGTGATAGTCCGGAGCCATGACCGCCTTCTTGCTGACCTTAGCAGTCAACAGAGCGAGCGGGGCCTTTTCGCTATCCAGCCAAAAAATCTCGTCATCCATCTGGATGACTTTGGATGCGGCAAGGATAGCACCGGAACCAGCATTGGCTCTCATCAGTTGATTGATGGTTGGAGCCACTTTATTATCCTCCTAGCAGAAATCTCACTGCATGAAGGGGATTGCGCTGATCTGTTTCTTGGTGCCAACGATCCGGCGCTTCTCCTCTTCTTCAGGAGAGACCTTCTGTTTGGGTTTATTGAGTTCCCGTCCCCGCTTCGATGCAGGGGAGGAACGCTTCGCTGATGATACAGGTGCTGGAGCGCTCTCGGTGTCAGTGTTGTCTCCGGGACTTTCGGCGTCGGCCCTTTCGACAGCGCGTGCGACCGCGAGAACTGCAGTCATGATACCTTGGGGTGTCGTGGCGAGACTCTGGTTGCCGTTCCCAATGTACTGAAACAGTAGGGAGTTGTCTTGCAACTCGTGTGCCTCTTTCACGATGGCGGCTTCTAGCCCACCCATCTTGTATGCTGCCTGCAATCCTGCTGTGATCCCCGCGTTGACTTTATCGCGTTCCTGCCTATCGGTCTCGACCGCTTGGGCTTTTTTGAGGCTTTCCTTTACCCCACCGACTTCGCTCTCAATGAGCGCCTCGGCTTCCTTACGTGCGAGAACTGCGATAGTCGGACCCAGTTTTGCCGGATCTTCGATTGCTTCCGCTAGTGCGGCCTGAATCGCTGGGTCCTGATAGTTGATCCCCGCGCCCTTGGGCTTGGGGGCCTCCTCCTCCGGGATGGCCGGGGTAGCTGCTCGCGCTCGAATCTGTTCTTCGAGGGCTTCCAACTTCCCCTGCTGGTAAGCCAGCCGCTCTGCCATCTGGCCGTCCGAAACCTCTTCCGTGGTCTGCTCGGGTTCCGTTCGGAATCTGGCAAGCGTCTGATCGAATTCGTTTCCTTCTAGTTCTTCATCGTCCCCGTCGGCTTCGGTCGAATCTTCCACGGAAATGTCCATCTCCGGGGGACCGGCTTGATAGACGGGAGTGTCTCCACCCCAGCCGTCTCCTTCGTCGGGAACGTCTTCTGGGAGTCTTGCATGTTGCTCCTGCTCAATGGCGTCGAGACTTGAGTCTGACTCGTGCACCTGTTGGTCGGTTCCAAAAACGCTGATGTCACCTTTAGGTTCTTCAGGCATTCTCTTCCTCCTCTTCATCGTTGTAGGCATCTGGGTCTACCGTGATGAGTGCCCGAAGCTGACCTGAAGCGTCAATCCTCGCTTGGAGCTGGGCGATTGCAGCGGGTTCAGCCGGGCTGATCCGCATGAGGGAGTCTAGGTCGCGCTTGATGGTAGCCTCCAAGTAACCCACCAACGCCTTACCTGCCGGGGTATGCTGTAGCAATGCGATCTGCTGGAAGTCTTCTCCCGAGATCGGTTCGGCCTCCCCAAGTATGTCTAGATATTTGCTCAAGTCTCCTCCTTACGCTAGTGGTACCCCGCCCTGCGCCGCAGCCTGAGCTGCGAATTCGGCATCAGTGGGTACCTGTTCGTTTCCGGGGGCTTGACTCTGCTGTGCAGCTAGCTCTGCTGCTCGCTGAGCTTCGATGATCTTCCGTCCCTCAGTGATGAGGAACTGAGCGTTATCGAAGCCGAAGCCCTCCGCTAGATCGAGCATGGTGCGTTCCATCAGGGGGTGGTCAAGGGGCATGCCCATGTTCCCGAAGGTGGAGAGAGCGCCATTGGCTCGTTGCAACTTAGCACCGCGGTTGCCCGGCTCAGCCGAAGCAACGTCGATGGTAAAGTCTAGATCGAGGCCCGTACGGTTGGCCAGATCTTCTGGCGCGACGGTCTCGAAAGCATCCTCGGTGAACATGTCACCGGTGACGCGAAGCTGCTGTTCTTCAGACATGTAGATCTCATTCAGGAGGATGAACATCTTCCCGAGATCGTGCAAGGCTCCTTCGGAGAGGAGTTTGAACATGAGTCCAGCTCGTGTCCCTGAAGCCTCCGCAAGAAGGTTAGCCTCAGTGGCTGTGCCTCCTGTAAGCTGCGAACTAAGACCTGCGAAGGTGTCAGTTGCTCCGCCAGCCTTTTGCTCCCATCGTTGTAGCTCATCTGATTCCCTGTACAGGGAGAAGTCGAGGGGTGCTGTCTGTAGCTCCTCGATGTCCCTCATGTCGTCAACGTATAGCGCACCACCCGGACGGAACCGGAGTTGATTCGGGTTCAGGTTAGAGGTACGCAGGATCTTGAACATCCGGTGGGCCGCGTACAGGAGATTGTCCAGTCGGGCGCTGTGGAGGATGTTCAGCTCAATGGCCAGCGAGAAGAGGATCTCTACCAGAGAGATTCCGTAGAACTCTTTGGGCAGGGGGATCGGGCAGAACTTGATGAAGGGCTTCAGCCCCAGAGGATTGGCCCGGTACTGGATTGGGTCCAGCTTCGGGTTCTCTTTGACGATGCTGACGACCTTGCCGTCGTACCAGCACTCGATCTCGGTGAACTCCCGCTTGTTGGAGTCGATCCCCACCACCATGTCGCCAAAGGTCTCCTTGCGGGACTCCTCTAGCGTCTGGGTGTCCTTGTCCTTCTGGTTCCCCTTCTTCATCCACTCGATCAGCTTGCGGACAGCCGGCTCGTCGTAGATGCCCTCGTCTGCTTCGAGGCTGGCTATTACATTCTGGATGTTCTGGTCGCGTTCGTGGATGATCCACTCGCAGCTGTCTACGCTCCAGCCATCGGGGTCCGGGATGATCTCGTCAAGGTCGCACTGCTCGACATAGGGGCCGTCCCATACCGTCATGGGCTGCATCTCTACCTTGTCGGTCTCCTTGAACTCGCCGGTGGGGAAGTAGCCGCTGAGGAGGGTGATCTCCTCCTGATCCACCGTCCGGGTCATCCGGTTCCGCACGTCCTTGCGGTGGCCGACCTTCCAGATAGAGGTGCCGTAGATCTTGGCAGCCTTCACGTAGTCCACCAGCTCGATGCTCAGCTTGAGAGCGTCCCACTGGTACGTGATAAGGACTCGGTGCTTGCCGGCGCGGTCTCTGTCGTCCTCACTGCGGGGACCGACGAAGATCTCGGGCTTATTGGCTGCGAGGCGAGGCATGTAGGCCTCGACATCCGAGAAGATCATGGGGATGGCCAGCTCAGACGTGGAGAAGTCTTCCGGCATCTCAAAGTAGGACCGGTACGCCTTGTACCACTCGTCCCACTTGTCCCGCATGGACTCGATTACGTCCTTGCCACGTTCGTAGTGTTCCCAGACAATCGCCGCCTGCTCATCCTTCGGGAGCAGCTCGTCAGTCCAGTCGATCTTGTTCACATGTTCTGGCATTTAGTCCCACCCGTGAATCTTTGGCATGCCGGATGCTTTCTCGTTCATGACTGGTGCCCTTCTCGTGTAGGCCGCTCCCTCATCGCCATAGTGCTCGATGATACTCTGATCCACGAACCCGAGATGGGAGTTCTGGTTCAGATACCGCGGTCGGGCTGTCAGCATGTACCGGAGTGCGTCAGGCAAGTGATCGTCCTTCTTTCTCGGTTTGTCCGGCTGATCCAACTCGGTACGATTGTTGACCTCTGCAAACTGGTAGGTCTCCAACGTCTTTATCAGCTTCGGACACGCGACACTGATGAACAGTTTCGGATGATCGGGGTTCTTTTCTAGCGTAGCCCGGAGGTAGCGACTGACTACACTGAGTCCGGGGTTGATCTGGTCGTCTGCTGGTCGCGCGTAAATTCCTCCAGCTCGATATACAGCCATTGGGGAGTTTCTATCGGATGCTGCGTTAGTACCGAACTTACGCGC